GTAAGCAAGTCATCAAAAATCGGTGAAATTAGTTTTGGCTTTGTTTCCCAAAAATTTAGCGGAGGCGGCACAACTCAACAACTTTGGGGCGGCTATGAATTCGGATCAACCAAATTCAAGCAATTCCCAATTTGGTCAGGTCGTGGGCCTCGCGGTGGATCGGCCGGCTATTTCATTTATCCAACATTGCGTGCCGAACAGCCACACATCATCAATCAATGGGAAAATGCATTTTCTAAAATTTTGAAGGAGTGGTGATGGCTGGTCAAAGTAGAACACTCAAGCTCGCAATTCTTGGCGATGTTGATCAGCTCAAGAAAAGTCTCAATACCGGATCAACCGAGGTTCAAGGTTTTGGCAACAAAATCGGTGACTTTAGCAAAAAGGCTGGTTTGGCATTTGCCGCAGCAGGTGCCGCAGCTGCCGCCTACGCTGGCAAATTGCTTATTGATGGTGTCAAATCTGCGATTGAGGATGAAGCTGCTCAAGCTAAATTGGCAACCACATTGGAAAATGTCACCGGTGCCACAAATGCACAAATCAAAGCTGTTGAGGATTACATAACACAAACAGCATTGGCCAATGGCATCACCGATGATGTTTTAAGGCCATCGCTGGATCGTTTAGTTAGAGCTACAAAAGATGTCACCAAAGCCCAGGAATTGCAGGAATTAGCACTAAACATAAGTGCGGGCACCGGGAAAGATTTGAGTGCCGTTTCTGAGGCGTTAGGCAAAGCTTATGACGGGAACCTTGGAGCACTTAAGCGTTTAGGTGTTGGCATCGATGATTCAATCATCAAGTCAAAGAATTTTGATGCTGCCGCAGCTGCATTGGCAAAGACTTTTGAAGGTCAGGCATCAAAGCAAGCTGAGACATTTCAAGGCAAAATGGCGCGGCTAACTGTCGCATTTGATGAAGCGAAAGAAACTGTTGGATCGTATGTGCTTGATGCTCTCACACCATTGATTAGCAATTTTGTGGACAAAGGCATCCCAGCAATCCAAGATTTTGCAAGCAATCTAGGCAAGACATTGGGGCCAGCGTTTGGCGAGATTTTCAAAACTATCAAAGAGGATTTATTACCGATCTTGATTAAATGGTGGAAATTTCTTTACGATGAAGTTATCCCAGCCATTGGATCGGTCGTTGGCCCAATCCTTGAAGGATTAAAAGCTGCATTTGATAAAATTAAGAAAGCCATAACTGACAATTCAGCAGAGTTACAGCCATTTTATGATGCGCTTGAAAAGGTCTGGGATTTCATCAAAAAGTATCTCGCACCACTTTTAGGCGGTACTTTTAAGCTGGCTCTTGAGGCTATTGGTGACATTGTTGGTGGACTCGTAACAGGCTTTTCAAAGCTTGTAGGTTTCATTTCAAACACAATCACCAAAATCAAAGAGTTTGTAAATTTTGTAAAAGACAATCCGGTTACACGCTTTTTCTTTGGTGCAAGCGATACAGGCAGCAAAGCTCTTAGAGCTGGTGGGATTAATCAAGCTGGTATGTTCACATCGGGATCGATGGCCAATGAATTTATGGGTGCAGAGCGACAAGATGACAATCCATTTTTCAATTTCAACGGCCAGATGGTAAGAGGCGTTATCGATGCGACCGGGATTAGCGATGCGGAAGCCAATTTCAGACAGCAAGAAGCATTGTTGTTCAGAATGATGAATCCGGATGTTTTTGGGCCTGTTGTTGGCCCAGCTGGCAACGCACAACCAAGCCTTGTGGTAAATGTCAATGGTGCAATCGATCCAGAAAGAACAGCTCGACAAATTTATGATCTAGTAAATAACAGCTTCTATCGTGGCACGGGTGGTGCACTCAATTTTGTAGGTAACGCGTGAGCATTTTTAATCCTGTTTGGCGTGTGACCATAAATGGTGTGCAGTATCAAACCGCCATCTTGGCCAATTTGACCATTACTAGCGGTCGCACAAACATTTACGAGCAAGCCCAAGCCGGATACACGAATCTGGAAATTATCAACCTTGATCAATCAAATGTCACGATTGACATTAATCAAGAAATCACAATCGAGTTGCAAGATTCAACAGCCACATTTGTGCCAATCTTTGGCGGTTCGGTTGTGGATGTCAGCATTTCTATTGCCGAAATTGGATCGGTTGATTACGCACAACGAATAAACATCATCGCATTGGGTGCTTTGGCGCGTTTGCCTAAAGCTTTGACAAATGGAGTTTTGGCAAAAGACTTTGACGGAGATCAGATTTTTGAAATCTTGAAAGAAGTTTTGTTTGACCAATGGCAAGAGGTACCAGGTGCCTTGACATGGGCAATTTATGACCCGACAACTCAATGGCAAGATGCTGAAAACAGCGGATTGGGTGAAATTGATCGCCCGGGCAATTATGAATTGGCCTCTCGATCAAGCTCCCGTACGGATGTCTATTCGTTGGTCTCAGCTTTGGCAACATCTGGTTTGGGATACATTTACGAAAACGCACAAGGTCAAATCAGTTATGCAGACAGCACACATCGAACTGTTTATTTAGCCGCAAATGGCTATGTTGATCTCAGCGCAAATGATGCTTTGGCACCGGGATTGAGTATTCAAAAACGCACAGGCGATGTTCGAAATTCAATAACTATCAAATACGGCTCAACATCCTCAGCGGAGGAATCGGCAGAGGATGCAGATTCGATTGCTTTCTATGGCCAATTGGCTCAGATCATCAGTACGACATTGGAAAAGAAAGTCGATGCCGAGGATCAAGCCGATTTCTATTTGTCGCTCAGAGCCTTTCCTAGATTTAATTTCAACAACATCACATTTGAGCTGACAAATCCAGAAATTGATGATTCTGATCGTGATGCGTTAATTGGTGTTTTCATGGGTATGCCAGTAAACATTGCCAATTTGCCACTAAACATGAATTCTGGCGATTATCTGGGTTTCGTTGAAGGCTGGACATTTTCGGCCAGATACAATCAGGTAAGCGTTTCCATGATTTTGTCACCGATCGCGTTTTCATTGCAGGCAATGCGCTGGAATGACGTGCCGCTGACAGAACAATGGAACACAGTCAATCCAACTCTGGATTGGATTAATGCCACGATTGTGGCGTAAGGAGAAAACATGAGCAATCCAACGAGCAATTTTGGATGGCAGATGCCAACGGCCACAGATTTGGTCACGGATTTGCCAGCTGATTTTGAGGTTTTCGGGCAAGCGGTGGACACATCACTAGCTGATCTCAAAGGCGGCACAACAGGTCAGGTGTTAAAGAAAAACAGCAATACAGACATGGATTTTGTCTGGGGTACTGATGGTGGCATGACCAATCCGATGACTACAACGGGTGATGTAATTTACTCATCAAGCGGTTCAACACCGGCTCGATTGGGCATTGGCACAACTGGTCAGGTTTTGGCCGTTTCGGGTGGTCTGCCAGCTTGGACAAACCCAAGCTCAGGATGGACATTGATCACCTCTGGCACATTGTCATCGACCACCACAACAGTTAGCTCAATCAGTACGGCCTACACCGATCTAAAAATTCTATTCATTGGTATGGTTCCAAGTACTGCAGGTGCAAGCATTTCAATCACTTTCGCCTGTTTCGGCATTATTTTCGGTAATTGTGTAAGTCATGATTTCTCCTAAATTCCATAGACATAATAGTTGCCTGAAAGATTGCCAGCGGTTGCTGTAACATCAAATCTGTTAATTGCATCGGAAATTGCGGCTCTTTGTTGATACCAGAACCAATGCGAATTGCCACCATTTCGGGCGTTCCAACCTGTCATTTCTGCGCGTTTGTAGCCAGTTGCTCTTGAATAATCTTGCATCAAGATTTGCACAGAGTTTGTGGCACCAGTTGTTGCCATGTTGTTACCGATTTTGTTGGCGGTTGCAGCTGCACTTGCTGCATCAAATTGATCTGTTCCATCCGTAAAAATAATGCCGGGGTTGTACACATTGTTTGTATTGTTATAGGTGATTGAAATGCTCGCACCTGCACTACTTGGCACCATGCCAATAAACAAAATCTTAAGATCGGTGTACGCCGTACTGATTGAGCTAACTGTTGTGGTGGTGGATGACAATGTGCCAGATGTGATCAATGACCATCCTGAGCTTGGGTTTGTCCAAGCTGGCAGACCACCCGAAACAGCCAAAACCTGACCAGTTGTGCCAATGCCCAATCGAGCCGGTGTTGAACCGCTTGATGAATAGATTGTGTCACCTGTCGTTGTCATGGGATTTGTCATACCGTTGTCGGTACCCCATACAAAATCCATGTCGGCATTGGTGTTTTTCTTTAGCACCTGACCTGTTGTGCCGCCTTTGAGATCAGCTAGTGATGTGTCCACCGCTTGCCCAAATACCTCAAAATCGGCTGGCAAATCCGTGACCAAATCTGTGGCCGTTGGCATCTGCCATCCAAAATTGCTCGTTGGATTGCTCATGTTTTCTCCTTACGCCACAATCGTGGCATTGACCCAATCCAGAGTTGGATTGATTGTGTTCCATCTTTCCACCACCGGCACATCATTCCAGCT